GCGAGTGGACGTAGGTCAGCTGGGCAGCCGAGACATTGCCATACTGTTCGGCCATAGCCTTCAGGCCGCTTTCCGGATCGCTGGTGATTTTCCCGAATGCGCTGGCGAGCTCATCCACGCTGGTACCGGTGGTCTTGTTCAGGCTGGCGATTGAAGTCGCAACACTCTGGTAGTTTTCTCCCAGATTAGCCCCGGCTTTAGCCAGTGCTGTGACCGATTCCACCGCAGAGGTAAACGACGCCGAGCCGGATTTGCTGATTGCCTCAGACATGGCCAGCAGACCGTTGGCCGTCTGACCGGCACGGCTTCCGGTCAGCACCAGCGCTTTATTGAATTCACTGAGAAATCCCTGCCCCTTATAAACCGCAATGGCGACAGCTACAGCCGCGCCACTCAGAAGGCCAAGAGCAACATTTGCCGGGGTAATCAGCGCGCCCAGTGCGCGGAGGGTGTTGCCAATGCCGCCGAACGAGTCTTTAATCTGCCCGCCCTGCTGGATAGCCACCAGCCAGACGGGCATACCCGATGCGAGCGAGGTTACGACATCAGTGATTTGCGACGGAAGCTGACGCAGGGCCTGATGATACTGTCCCGCGCTGACCCGCCCGCCATTCATCATAATTTCCTGCTCGCGCAGTTTCGCGATAAACGGAGCTGCCTGTTGTGACACACCCAGTTGTGCGGCCTTCATTTCCAGCAGTTCGGTCCGGGTTTTTCCGATCGCCACAGTCTGCTCTTCCAGTGCTCGAGTGAACGAATCGCGGATAGCTTGCGCTCGCTGTGCCTCGGCGGCTTCAGCCCGCTCTGCTGCTTCCAGCTCGGCAATAGTCTGCTTGAGCATCCGTGACTGCTGGGCTGCAATCCTCTTGTTCGCGGCGTCCCGAATCGTCGCGGCTTCCTGCTCCTTCAGTACAGCAATATACGGCGCAGTCTCCTGCTGCAGCCCCATCTGCGCCGCTTTGAGCTCCAGCAGCTCGGCACGGGTTTTGCCAACGGCCAGCGCCTGGTTGCGCAGCGACTCAACGAAGTTGTCGTTCTGCGACTGCAGGCGCGACGCCTCGGCAGCCGCCTGTCGTTCAGCGGCCTGTTTTTCACGCAGCTCCTGCGCAGCCAGCCTGTTCTGCTCGGCTTCGCTGGCAATGGACAGCTCACGCTGCCGGATCTGCTGGATAAGCGGAGCGGCTTCCTCAGACATACCCATCAGCGCCGCTTTGTACTCCAGGGCGTCTGATTTCGACGCCCTAAAGGTTGCCGCCTGTTCGGCCAGGCTTTTCAGGAAAGTGTTCTGCGCCGCGCTGGCGCGCTCAGTCTCCTGAGCCAGCTTCAGACGCTCCTGTCCTTCAGCGGTCTCGGCCTCCATAACCTGAAAAAGTTTATTACGGGTGGTATCCAGCACTGCGCTGAACCGCCCGAAATCCTCATCCCCCAATAGTCCCTTGCCGCGAAAGCCCGCCAGCGACGCCTGCAGCGTCTCCAGTTCGTTCATTGCGCGGTTAACAGGACTGATTTTGTTGAGCAGGTTCTGCAGCTCCTGCTGCTGCTCTTTCAGGCTCTGGGTATTCTTTTTCTGATCGGATGCACCCGCGCGAAATACCGAGTTCAGATCATCGGCCTTGTTTGCCGCGCCGCCGGCCGTTTGCTGGAAATCGTCCAGCGCCTTATTCCCGCGCTCCAGCTCGGCGGTATTCACCCGGAGCGAAATCGTTGCAATATCAGACATTACGCCCCCTGATGGACAATTTTCAGCGCCGCGCTTTCCATCACGCGGATGTCTGTTAACGCGGTTGCCTCATCCTCCACCCCGTTCAGCTTCATCAGCCAGGGCAGCACGTTGTAATCCAGCCCGGTGATGCCGCCCATGCCTGTACGCCACTGGGTGCCCATTGACTGGAAGACGGCGAAAGCAGGCCAGACATCCGGCCATACCTCAACGGTCTGCTCTTCTTCGGTGTAGTCGTCAGCGCTCAGGCCGAATGCGGCCAGGTCTTCGGTGGAGGGTTCAGGCGTATAAAACGCCGAGGCAACCGCTATCAGTTTTTTTCGCGGTTACCCGTCAGTTCGCTGTAATAGGTCCTGACGATCGCTTTCATCGCGCCCGGGTAATTGTCCAGCAGCACTTCAAGATTTTCCTGGCTGAACGCGTCAGGCAGTGCCCAGCCCTCGGTGATCTCCACCAGAAAATCGACGGCGGTTTTGCCTTCCATCGTCTCAAGCGCGGCCAGCTCCTTTATCGGCTTGTGGCGGAAGGTGAAGGTAATTACCCCGTCATCGTCACCGGCACGCGGGATCTTAACGTCGGCTTTAAACGTGGGTTTGGGTTGCAGCTGAAATTTAGTGGCCATGTATTCCTCGGCAAAAAGAAAGGCCCGCTGACGGGCCAGTTAACGGACTTGATTACGCTGCCGCCTGCGGGGCGGCGTCTTTGTAAAACGTCATGTCACGCGACTGAATGGCAAAAGCTGGCTGCACCGTTTCGACGTTGTTTACAGAGGTTGTCGGCATAGGATCGAACGATGCCTTTGCCGACCAGTAGCGCATTTCCTTTGCTTTCGGCACGTACATGCGCAGCGGCAGCGTATCGCCGGAACGATCGGCAGCTGACAGCACGCTGTAAATCGGCAAAGTAGAGTCATGCGCCATCGTAATATTCTGAGACTTAGCCGCCTTGTAGGTCGCCAGGTTGCGCTGGCGGTCATCGGCGAGGAACTGGATCTGCGTGTACTGCTGGTCGCCGCCAGACTGAGCAACCTCAGTGATTTGCGGGATTTCAGTCCATTCGGCTACTTTACTCAGTGAACCGATGCCGGAGCCAGCCGGGAAGAAGTTGGTATCGGTGCTGTTAATCACCCCGATCGTCACGCTGGTGGTCGTCTGCGCCGTGACGCGGGCCACCAGGCTGTCAATAAGAGCCCAGCCACTGGAAACCAGCACCACATCGCCCACAGCGAGGCCGTGGCCGTTTGCGACGGTAAAGACGGCGCCTGCGGCATTGCTGACGCCCGTCACCGCCACAGGCGTGGCGAGTTTCGAGCCGACGAATACCGTGGCGCCATTAGGTAATGCGAAGCCCATAGGGATTCTCCATGTAGAAATAAAAAAACCGGCAGCGCCGGTGGGGATGATCAGGCTGAAATATCAGCCCGGTAGTTGATGCTGACGGGGATGGAGTAGGACACGCCGTCCGGTATGCCGGGGTAGATGGCAGGCGGTGATGTCACCCAGGCAGTAAAGCCGTCGCCCGGGATCTCCTGGTTCTCCGGAAACAGCCCGGCAACGCGGCGGGCTATCGCTCTGGCCTGTGATTTGCCGCCACCCGCTGGCGCGACGACGGTGACCTGATACACACCGGGGTAGACCCGGCATTCACCAGCCATATCAATGCTGTAGGGCTGCGCGGGCATGTCATGGGAAATCAGATACAGCCCGTCGCCTGGCGGCTCGAACTGAATGTTATCCCACGCTACCGGTACACCCTCGCCGTCTGCCCACACACCCAGCATGGCCTCAAGCGCCGTTGTGATGTCCGGTATCATTTTTAACCTCGCTGACTGCCTCGCTGAAAAACCGCTGGAACTCGGCGGCGGTGATGCGCACCATGCCGCCGGGCGCCTGACTCGAATGCCCCATCTCCAGCGGGTAGGCATACGGGACGTTGTTGCAGAAATAGACCGCCGTGGTACCGACTTTGAACTGCTCCAGCACCAGGTTGCCTGCGGCGATCGTCTCGTGGCCAGCCTTATCGATGCGCCCGGTCTCGCCTCCGGCCCGCTGGTCAAAAGACACCTGCCAGTTACCGCGAAAACGTCCGCCCGTATAGCCCGGCGGCGCCTTCAGGTCCATGCTGTCGTGAACTTTACGGCCCGGCCTCAGCCGCCCTGCTTTAGTCAGGTTTTCCGGGTTCTGCCGCAGCTGGCTGTTGTGCTTGGAGACCGCCGCGTTATAGGCTGCCGCCGTCTGGTTGACCGCCCACAGTTCTGGATTGCCGACAGGCGACATTTGCACCAGCCGCGCCAGGATTTTGATGCCGACCACGCGCACCACTTCCTCCTGTCGCTCCTTTGCCTGGCTGACGAACGCATTAATGGACACCATAAACGCCTGGTTATCTGACATGCTATGCCCTCAGCTGAGCGCGGAAGCACAGCAGCAGTTTGCCAGGCTTAACCGGGTTAGGCTTCTCAATGCGGAACCACTTGCCGTCCACATCCACCATGTCACCGGTGCGCAGCTCGGTATCAGCGGTAAACACAATGCGCGTGTCGCCGTTTATGATGACCGTACCGTCAATTTCGCCGGGTTTATAATCAGTTCGCACGCCGATCGCAGTAAAGGTCTTATCCGGTTCGCGATGCTCAACGCCGCCGGTGACCGTTACCGATCCCTTTCGCTTTACCGGGTACTCCGCGCCGTTCTCAGTGAGCAGGCGTGTGCTGGTGGCTTTCATGCGGGTGTAGTTAACAGGCATATTAACGGCGCTCGATATTGGCGTTGATGAAATCCAGCTTCAGCGACTCCAGTGCCCCGACAAGGACATAAGGCCTGCCGCCGTTGTGCCAGCAATCCAGCGCGTTACCGTCACCGTCGATAAGCAGCAGCGCTACGCTATGGCATGAGCCTCTCCGGGCTTGTTCCAGGGCGTCGGTGAGC